CGGGTGTTCCATCTTCGGCACTTTGCAGAAATGGCAGGTGTTGAAGCATGGTCGATATGTGTACCCCAATGAATAGTTGAGATCAAATAAATCATAATCAGGCGTCATTGTTTCGACTTCTGGTGACAACATAGATCCGGCGAAGGCAGGCCCGCCATATTCGTCTGCGATAAACAGTCTGGTGTTTTTCTCAAATAGCACTGACGCGTATGTATAATCAGCCGGAAAAATCGGCGCATTCAAAAGCACCTCATCCCCGTTTGCCTTATGCCATGCCGATATCTTCATAAGCGCCAGGTTGTGTTTTGGTGCATCTGTAAGCAATGAAATTTTCATACCGCCTCCCCCAATGCCCAAACTCCCGGATCATACTTTGATATCTGTACCGGAGTCACTGTTTCAGGAACATACTTTTTGCATTCGGCGCAGGGCAGAAAATCATCATCCATGTGCTGACAAAGGCATTCGGACCGATACGCACAATCGTACCGGCTGATCGAAGCGGCAGCATCAGCTTTGATCTCAATCGGCATGATCTCCGGCCTATCAATGCAATCCTGACACAAAAGCTGGACCTTTCCAGTCATACAAGGAACCTTAAATTCTTCTCCGCATTGAACGCATGTGCTGACCCGGTGACTGAGGCGTCCCTGGTGTTTCGGGCATAATCGGTGGCCCCGTCCCGGGAACTTGTTGGCCCGGATTCGGCATCCGCACTCAAAAACGAGGGTGACTTTTTGCTGATACCGGCGCTTGACCTTTTTCGATGCGTTTGTTTTTCTGGTATTTTCTTGATTCTTAATCTCCCGGCAGGCTGGACACCTCTTGTGGCCTCCGCCTAAGACCGGGATAGAAAATTCCTGCTTGCAGTCACAACAAATGATCGACCTTTCGACAACGACTGCTCCTGGATGATCCGGGCAAGTTCGTTTGTTTGTCCGGGTCCGGGCTGGTTTTTCGATTACGCATCCGCAGGACATGTTGTATTTCATTTGTTCACCGCCGCAACTACTGTGTCTCGCCACCAGTCTGCCCATGCCTGGGCGCGGTCTTCGGTTAGGTGGACACACCCTTTTTCAAGGGCAATTTGCTCGCTTCCATACCCTTGCCAAACAGACTCAGTATATCCGTCAGGATGAAATGGTGTAATAATCCATACCGTGGCTCCATGCCTGGGGGCCTCAACTTCCGGCATTGGCAGCTTCCATCCCACGGCAATGGTAATTGTAGGATGAACGTAGGTTGCGGGACAGGTTTTACAGTAGATTCGCCAACGCCCGCAAGAGTCCTTGAATTTAGATACCAGATCACCATTTATTGCTGTTAAATTATATGGGCCTTCCCAATCTTCAGCATCATCAGAAAAAAGCATTGGCCTTCCGATGCTCTCTCTCCTACTCATCAAATCCCTCCAGTTCAGTCCGGAAAAGTACTCGGGCCGAAACTTGGCCTTTGTCCTGCTTCCACAGTGGTCGTATCCTTCGTGTGTCATTACCCATTCTCCTTTGTTTTTAAGCCAACGGCTGGCAGTTTCCTGTCCGGCTTAGGCAGGTTTTTGTCAATGTGACATTCTTTGTACCCTGCTGACCATGCGGCATCTATATCGGCCTCACAGCGCCCCGTAGCGATGGAATATGTGATCCATGCTGATAGGATTGCTGATATGGTTGCTGTTATTAGGTGTTTCATTTTTGCCTCCTTGCCCATTCCAAAAGAAGGTCCTCATTCAAAAATACCGGGATGTCCAGCTCATATGCCCGGTCTATTTCTGCCCTTGTGCCGGTTGATTCCTTCCAGCCGGGCAAAACCAGAACACAATCTGATACCTCCAGCCAGGCCATTGAATAATCATAGAATTGCTGGACGGTAAAATCATCGTCCGGGCGGTCTGTGATAAAAGATTTGTCATGCCAGGGGCAGAACGGAGCAAGGCCGGCAGCGAATAGACGGGCACATGCCTGCTGGCCTCTTCCGATATTCTTGAGGACATCCAGGACGTTGTCGGCGCTGTATGGGCCGCAGACATAGACGCGGATCATGGTGCCTCCATTGCAAACAGGCTTAACTGCTCGGCTTTCGTTTCCGCCTTGATCATATTTTTCACAGCGCAATTAAAATATGATTCTTTTAACTCTATTCCGATAAATTTTCTACCTGCTTTAACAGATTGATACCCCTCTGACCCTATCCCTGCGAACGGGCTTAAAACAATGTCACCAGGCTTGCTCCACAAAACCAAACAGCGATCAATAACATCCAGAGCTAAAGGGCAGATATGACGTTCGTCTTTTTCTTCCCTGGCCCCGGCTTTGTTCAAAGTATGAGTCTGCCGAATATCCATCCACACAGGGCTTGCATACTTGCGCCAAACCTCATGGGAGAAAGTGCCTTTCTTGACTTCATCTGCCCCGGCATATGCTGTCAACCCTTCCGGGTGTGAAATCAAGTCAGGGTTCTCTCCTGGTTTTCTCATAGTCACTACATAATCCGGCAATCCTTGACGGCACATGGAAGAATCTTTGCAAAGCTGTTTGTGCATCAGGCCCAGTGCCTTTGTCCTGGTGGCTTCAACCAGTGGATCTTTCCAGATCGTCACCTCTCCGTGAAAAATAAAACCCACCCCCTGAAACAGCCGGATAATGTCACCCCGGAAATCTTTTAGGCCGATATACCCATCCCTTTCTTTCATGGCAGGGATCAGCATACAGTGGATGGAAACCAATCTGCCGGGCTTTGTGACCCTGATAATGTGTTCCGCAACAAACCTGAAATGAGCTTGAAATTCTTCATCGTTTTTGCAGTTGCCAAGATCGCGATCACTGTTTGAATAGGTATATAGCTGAGAAAATGGAGGCGAGAATATAGTATACCCGACACTTTCATCCGGCAAACCATCCAGAACCTCAACACAGTCCCCGTTGTAAATCATCCAGTTTTCGCCAGATTCTTGTCTGATAACATCCATGCTGGTACCTCCATTTTTTTATTGGGTTTATATTCGATTGTTTGCTTTGTCGTGTTGTTTATTTCTTTTCTGGAAATATCGGCCATGCACTCAATCATTTTCTTTTGCATCTGCTCTGCTTTTAATTCTTTCAATCTGATGTTTTCCAGAACACTCCCCTCTTTTTCAGATATGACGATATGGACGTTGACCGGCTTTTTTTGCCCGAACCGCCAGCACCTTCTGACCGCCTGGTAGAATGCCTCAAAAGAATCAGAAAGGCCGACAAATACCATGTTGTTACAGTGCTGCCAGTTCATGCCGAATTGAGCTATCTTTGCTTTGGTCACGAGCTTTTTAAAATCACCTTTTGAGAATCCAATCATTCTTGACTCTTTCGTGTCGGATTTCATGGACCCCGTAACCTCTGCCGCCCCATGTATTTTTTGTGTAATGGTTGTGCTTTCCGCGTTAAGATCACACCAATAAAGCCATGGTTCATCTGACCCTGCGCTCAGGCTTGCTGCCAACGAGCACCTTTCTTCCAGGCTTTCTTTTCTGGCCTGCCTGCGCTCGTTCAGGGTGGACGCCATTTGATGAAAAAGGAACCCATCGGCTATTTTTGATTTAACAATGTGCTGGTAGTAGTTGATTTTCGGCAAAACGAAGCCGTTGTCATCGTATCCAATATCAGACGGCGTGTTGAGCATAACCGCCCATGTAGCCAGCCACTTAAAAAACTCTTTTTCTGCATGACCTTTGAGCCGCCATTTCTGTGTTTCACCCGAGTCATGGACAAAGTATGTTGATAGCATTTCAGATCGTGAACAAATGTCCAAAAACTCTGAATGGTTTCCTATTTCAGTAAAATCGTTTGGAGATGGGGTGGCAGAACAGCACAGCTTATAAGGTGTATATTTGAACATGTCTATGATCTGGTTTTTGTGTTTTGATGTGAACGACTTCAAACAGGAACTTTCATCGAGAACGATGCCTGAAAAAAGAGAACTGTCCACGTTGTGAAGCTGCTCGTAATTTGTAATCTGTAAATCACCCGCCCCGTATCTCGTAACCGATAGGTCAATTTTTTTGGCCTCTTCCTGTGTCTGAGTTGACACGGCCAATGGAGCAAGAATTAACACCGGCTTTCCGGTGTATCTTGATACCTGATCTGCCCAGGATAGTTGCATCAGTGTTTTGCCTAGGCCACATCCTGCCCATATAGCAGCCTTGCCCTTACGGATTGCCCATTTTGTCAAGTCACGCTGAAAAGGGAAAAGCAACTCCGGGACCGAGCCTGGTTCAAAGCCCTGAGTTTTTATGCGTGATTGTTTTTGGGCAAGAAATTCCTGATAATTCACACTCCCTCCTTTCTCACATTCCCGCACGGCACCACGACCGGAACTCCCCGCACGGAAATCAAATGGTTTCTGGGTTTGCCCCTGCCTGCCATTAAAACGTATCCGTGCTTTCCGTGGTATGGCATGTGGCTGTTTGATTTGCGATACCAGGCTTGGATACGTTGGCCGGGGGTTGGGTTGAGCATCATCGCGGCACCTCCCCGGCCAGATCCCGGCCCGCAAGATACGGCCACCATGCCAGCCAGATTAGTTCATTTGGTATTGTCATCGGGCCACCTTTTTAACCTTCCGCTTTTCCACTTTCCACCCTGACATAACCAACCTCTTTAGAGCGTCCCGCTTTGTCG